TCGCCGGAGTTTCCGATCCTCCGAGAGCAATATCCGGCCATTTGGGTGGACTTCGAACCGACCGGTCCGATCGAAACAGCGGGCATCGGTGATGTCTATCTCTACACCACCCCGGATGAGAACGACGTGGTGCACCAGTACAAGAAGTGGCTCTTCAGGGGATATGCCACCTACACCATCATGGCGCTGACCTCGCTCCAACGAGACCGCCTCTTTGATGAGGTGGTCAAGATGATTGCCTTCTCTCAGATGAACCCTCAATACTTCACCTATCGCAAGACCATCGAGGACAACCCGTGGATCGCTGCTCAGATCGACTTCGACCAGATTGCCCAACGAGGCAAGTCCGCCACCTCCGGTACCCCATGGGGATCAGATGACATTCTCTACGAGATCACCACGGCCTCGGCCATGATCGGTGAGTTTGCCTCCGACCTCTCGACCGGGGAGTTTGTCCTACTAGATCACGTCAAGTTCGTTTCGACAGTCGAGGACCGTGATGGGAATCCAACTGGACCGACTAACACCTTCCAGTACCCGAATCCGTGACCTATCTCCTAACACTCTTGGATGAGGCAGCTACAAAGGCAGCCGCCTCGGCAGAACCAGCCACTGACCTCTCCGTCGATGATCAGCCGAGCACTGTTGCACCACTGATGGCAACGCCCTAAGGAGTGTAATGGCTACCTACACCGCAGGTGAACTCATTCGAGTCCAGTCTAAGATCGTGGATACTGACACTAACGATCTCATCGACCCAACCCACGTCATCCTCAAGTTCACTCGGGAGGGCTACGCAGTCCCGACGATCTATGTCTATGCGTCAAGCACAGGCGCCCAGTTGGTAACCAACCCCTCGATCTCCAATCCGACCAACAATGTGTCCCTCTGGACCCTCTTGGGTGGGGCAAGCTTCATCACCAAGGTGACCACGGGGGTCTACTCTGCCCTGCTCGATACGACCGCTCTACCAGGACTCTGGACCTACGAATGGATCGGTAGAGGCACTGTTGGGCAGTCAATCGACTCGAATACCTTCCTTGTGGTGACTGCTCCTCTCTAGCAAGCCTGTCTAATCCACCCTAGGTGCTGCCTAAGAGGTGAGATCATGATCGTCAAGGAGCTTCCAAGTGGCACTACCTAACTTCTCTGAGTACGTTGTTCCTGGCACGTACTGGGAGGCGACACCATCTCCGGTGGCGCCCCAATCCCTGTACACGGTCAACCAGGTGGCACTTGTCGGTCCCGGCATTGGCTACAGGACATTTGCCGAGAACATCGACTTCGACAGCACGACCCCCGTCTCACTGACTCAGTTGGGCATCAATGCTGCTGCCGTGGTAGTGACCTCACTCGACGGTACGGACGTAGGTGTTGTCAATACCGACTATACCATTACCACCACGGCCTCGACAGATGCCCACACTCAAGACACCACGACCACTATCACGTGGGGTTCAGCTTCTACTGTCTTCACTGATACGCAGACCGTGAGAGTCTCCTACCAGTACACTGATTACGATTATCTCACGCCATCGATTTGCACCAACCTCGCTCAGGTACAGTCGCTCTATGGCAATGGCATCGATATCACTACGGGTGAAATCACCTCACCGCTCAGCCTCGCTGCCCAGTTCGCCTTCACCAACGGCGCACAGACTCTTGTGCTCGTCGCTACACCGCACGCTACCGTTCTTCGTGGGGATCTCACAGATGCCTATGTCTTCCTCGAAGTCCTCGCCAATGTGAATCTTGTCGTTCCGCTACCTGTGGGTCTCGCTGCCGCAGATGCTGAGAACGTAGGTCAAGATCTCGCCACCTTCTTGCTCAATGATGAGAACAACAACGACACGGCACGAGTTGGCATTATCGGCTTTGAGGTCGGTACTGACGCCACTCATGCGCCAGATGCGATTGCCGCAACAGTCGCCTACAAGCGAGTGATCGAAGCGTGGCCATCCTCGATGAACTACTATAATGGATACACCAACTCGACGCTTGTCGTTGGTGGTTACTACCTAGCAGCCGCCTATGCTGGTATTTTCGCTGGCAACCCGTCACAGCAGGGCCTCACTCGTCGTCACATCAAGAACTTCACTGGTATCCCATCTGCTGTGTTCCAAACGATGACGACGGCTTACAAGAACCAACTTGGTGCCGCTGGCGTTGCCGTAGCCGAGATCTCCCGAGGCGGTGTGTTGTGGTGTCGACATGGTACTACCACCGACCCATCTTCGATCTACAATCAGGAAGCCGCTCTTGTTCGAGAGCAGGATGCCATGATCAGTCTTCTCGAAGGAGCGGTCGAGCAGTCGGGCATCATCGGTAACCCGATTGATGAGAACGCCATCGTCAATGTGCAAGCGCTCACCATCGGCATCTTGGAGCAGTGCGTCCAGCTTGGCACCATCGAGAACTACCGGGGTGTAGTCGCACAGCAGTTGACCAGCTTGCCCACCACCATTCAAGTCACCTTCCAGTGGCAGCCTAGCTATCCGCTGAACTACGTGACCTTCATCTTCTCCGTCAACACCACAACTGGCGCTGTGTCTGCGGGCACCGCCACCGGCCAAGCAGCGTAAAGGTTAGAACATGGCTAAGACTCAAGTCAGAGTAGTCGGTTCCGGCTTCTCGACCTTCATCTACAACAATCAGTCCCTCGCCTGGCTAGAGGCCATCACGGACCTCGGTCAGTCAGTTCAGGGTGGAGGCGGCGGATACGAAGCTATTCAGCCTCTTGGCTTGAACCACGCAGCCGAGATCGTCACGGGTCGAGTGCTCAACCCCGGCACCATTAAGATTGTTGTCCGAGAGCTTTGGAATGCAAAGGCCTGGCAGCAGTTGCAGGGGTTGGCTGGCACCAATGACTTGTCCCAGGTCTTCGCCGCAATGGCCGCTCAGGGAACCATCACATGCCAGTTCATCATCAAGCCGCCTGGTCAGTCAACCTGGCGAGGCGAGGTGTACAACAACTGCACCGTCATCGGCATTGACGACTCTGAATCCGTGACGGTGGGTGCTCTATCCGTCGCTCGACAGATCGACCTTCTTTACACGACTAAGACCCCATTCGTCGGAGCCGGACTCAATCCAGTAACCTAATCTATCAAGAGAGGACATTATGCCCGAGGACACCGCAGTACCCGAGGACGAGGTATTCGTACCACCAGCAGTTGTCGATCCCACATCAACAGACTCTAGCGTCGAGCCAAGCTCCGCAACCAACGAGTCACCCACCGGGACGGACGACGAGGAAGTGGTATTGCCAGAGTTTGACCCGCAGTACCGCCTACCGTTCGAAGGCCTCCTGTTCATCGGGAAGGTCAGCCGGACATTCAAGTGGTTGGGTCACACTTTCGTCATCCGTACACCACGGATTGACGAGATCCTAGAGATCGGGCAGCTTCACGAACCATACAACACGAGTGTGGCCGACGTGAAGGCTTACCAAACCTACCTGCTCGCCGCCATCATCGTGACGGTCGACGGACAGTCCCTTCCTATTCCGATCAGTAACGATGTGTCTCTAATCGCATCGAAGGCTGACTACATCAAGCGACACTGGTATCCATGGACAATCGACAAGCTATACGACGAATATCTCGTCCTCGACTCCGGGGTGAGGGCTGTCCACGCCGAACTGGGAAAAGCGTAGGGGTCGAGGGAATCGACCCCTGGGTTGAGCAGATGATCCGCCTAGCGGATCGTCAGGGTGTATTGCAGGGACACTCGCTCTCCACAGTCCAACAGTTTGCCAACACCGTCATGATCCACTTGGATACCAAGGCGGGATTCGAGGGACGCATCGACGCCCTCAAGAACGTCCTCATCTCTCAAGATCCAATGGGTCTTGCTCCCGAGATGTACCCCGACCTCTTCCCTCCTGAAGACTTGGCAGACCTCGAAGAAGTACCTGATGATGCTGCTCTCATGGTCAAGAACGTCATCAGAGACGATGAGGTGGAGGACTTCCTTGCGTCCATGGGTGTCGCAGTGCCGGACCGACATCGATGACGAAAGCAGTCCTCTACGGAGACCCCGTTCTACGAGAGCAGGCTTCTGTCGTCAGCGAGATCAATGGTGGGGTCAGGAAGGTTCGAGACCTCATGGTCGAGACTCTCGAATCCTACGGATCGCACGGCGCCGCCATCGCCGCCAACCAGGTCGGCTTCGCCTTGGCGATGTTCGTTTACTGGGACCCCGCTACGCACGATCCGGTCACTGTCATCAACCCGGAACTCGACGTGAAGCTAGATGGCAAATGGGATTACACTGAAGGCTGCCTCAGTCTGCCGGGCATCTACTCAGGTATCCTACGACCGAACCACGTCCTCCTCACGGGTCAGGATCTCAATGGTCGTGACCTCCGCATCGAGGCAACCGAGTTCCTCGGTCGTGTCTTCCAGCACGAATACGACCATCTACAGGGGAAACTCTTCATCGATAAGATGCCACAGGGCAAGAAGAAGGATGCTGCCCTCCGTCAACTAAGAAGCGCCCATGCCTGATCCCCAATACCCTAGCGCCGCTGGCGTGTCAGCTTCTCCATTCAACCGAGGGCCAATGACTTCGGTCGAAGGAGACTATGCTTCGTCAGCCTCAGCAGGCCCTAGTGCCTTCGGTGGCAACGTCGACCTGGCATCTGCCTTCGAAGGTACCCTCTCGGATATGCGAGCAGTCGCACAGCAGACTGTCAAGACGCTCTCCGACATCGGCATTATGGCGCAGCGTATCTCCTCGATGCTCGGAGGAACAGGAGGAAGTGGAGACGGCATCACTGCTCTTCCCGTACCCAATCAGCTTCCACCATCACCGTTCGGTTCGCACACATCATCAGCCAACATCACCGCAGCTATAAGTCAAGCCACTGGCGCCAGCTACGGCTCCGCTGCCAATGCCACGCCGCAGTTCAACCTTTCATACGCCTCCCTCCCTCCTGAGATAACCAACCCGTCCTTTGCTTCGTTGCCGTCCAGTGCGACTGCACAGCCAGTGCCCAGTCAGAACTCAGCATCGCTAGCCGACCACTCTTCTACGTGGGAACCGGCTACTCAGCAGGAGGAGTCGCACGCATCCGACATCCAGCGTATCAAGCACCTGACAGAGACGGTGCTGGCTAAAGAGTATTTGGACAACACAGGAGGCAAGCAAGCTAGCAATCTCAAAAGCATTACCGCACACCCTAGCGTGCGGAGTATCTCTGCGAGTCTCGCAGGGCGAATGCACGACAAGTATCCAGGCTGGGCATCAACAACCGCAGACAAGCCCAATGTTCCATGGAATGATACTAGTCCTTCGAATCGCATTCGTCTTAGTCAGCAATACTCTGCGGGCAAGTTGTCTAAGGCAGATTTCCTCAAGTACCAGGTAGAAGGAATCCCCGCAGAAACCGGAGGTCTCGGTGCTGGTATCGGTACCCTAGCTGAGAGTGGAGATCTCACTGCTGCTGCTGGCGCTACAATCGGTGGTGGAGCCATGGCTGGGATTGCCGCAGTCGCCCTCCCTGTGGCTGCTGTAGGTGCCGCTGCTTATCTCGGTGTCAAGGAGATGGAATCTCAGCGGGCAACGAATGCAGCTATCCAGTCTCAGATCGGTGGCTCGAACTTCTCGGCCTACGGTACTCGTGCGCAAGGTCTTGGATACAGCTTGGCCAACTTGGGGACCATGGGTATGGGCATGTCGGGAGAAGCCTTCACCGGAGTGACCAATCTCGGCTTGCAGGGTGGTGACCGTTCGAACGCCTTGAGTTTCATCCAATCCAACTACAGCAACATGGGTATGAGTGTATCTGATTCCATGGCACTAGTGGCAGCATCCGTCAAAGCTGGTAGTGCTCACTTGACACAGTTGGCTGCAACTCTCGATGCCGTTACCAACAGCGCTGCCGCCGCTTCGGTCAACACTGAGCAAGCTCGACAGGGGTTCTCTAGCATGTTCCAGGGAGCTATTAGTTCTGGCATGTCGACATCCGGTGCAGCTACCTATGCCGGGGCGGCGCAGATGCTCACCAATAACCTGGGCATTAGCGGACAAGGTGCCAAGTTTATGGTAGCACCAAATGCTCTAGCTGCTGCAACTATGGGCATATCTATACCGGCATATGAGAACAAGATCTCTAATCCGGTAACCGGAGGTACCTACGGGGCACAGGCACAACAAAATGTGACGAAGATGGCACTCGCTCCATATCTTGCTAATGTTGCCGATCTGAAGCATTTGGCTTCTATGGAACTGAAGAATCAATCAGGTACACAGAGCACATTCGCTTCTACTTTCAGAACAGCCAACAACATGACGAATGAGCAGTTGCCTGGCATTCTTCAACGTGCTGGTATTGACACTTCTGCAATGGTGCTTCCTAATGGACAGCCTGATTACAACGGTATGTACAGTATCTTGGCCTCTCAAGGCCTTCACCCTAACCAAATCACGACTGCCTACACCAAGATGGGTGCCGAGCAATCCATCAATGCTAAGATCGCCCAGCTTCGTCCGAAGAGCGGCGGGTTCGGGATTAGCTCTTGGGATGGGTATGATGCTCTCAAGAACGGCACGGCGAACCATCAGCTATCCAGTGCTGAGGCTAACATCGACAGGTACATCGGTAACCACACCGCTAACTCCAAGGGCGCTAGTATCGCTGGATCATTGTTGGCAAATGCGTCACAACTGCGGGTATCTGGCGCAGGTTTCGGACCACACGGTGCACTCGCTGGCCAGGATAACGAAACTATTCAAGCGGCTCTTGGCGACTCAGCTACCTTCCAAAAGCTGATGAAGGGCCAGGGCACCATCACTCTTGCGGATGGCAAGAAGATGTCGATACCAGAGTTCGTGGCGAAGCACAAGATGCCACTCACCCCGCCGACTGGCACCAGTGGCAACAATGCGAACAACAGCAATGGCACAACCATCGGTCTTACTCCGGCTGCCGCCCAGTTGGTACAGATACTTCCGTCTGCTGCTGCTCAGGCTGGCAATACCTACGGAACGACACCTCCGACTGGCGTGAGTCCTAATAACAACGCCTTCTCGGGATAGATATGAGCTACGGAAGCCTAGCGGGAGTGCCATTTGATCTCGACCCGGAGTCGATTGCATATCACTTCGACATCAAGGCGTCTGCCACGAACACGGTCGGCGGTCGAGTGGTGCAGGTCTTCGGTACCAAGATTTCGAACCTCTTGGTCACCGGATCATTCGGCCTCGGTGGGGTAGAAGCTCAACAAGCCTTCTTGGCACGGATGATCTCTCTAATGCAAGGACAGGAGGGTTCTCTCGGTCCGGGTGGATTCTGGCAGGAAGCTCAACCAGTCGTCTTCTCCTATCCGCCTCGTGGCTGGAACTTCGAGGTTTTCGTTCTGGCATACACGCAACCAGGCAGTAACTCTTCTATCGTCCTCGACAACGAGATCATCAACCCCCAGTGGACGCTCGAACTATTCATTGTGAATGACAACGGAGGTCTAGTCACGGAGCAGGATGCTGCACTATCATCCTACCTCAATCGATTGGCCAATGGTATCGGTTGGACACTGAATGAGTACAATAATGTCTTCAATCTAGATCCCAACAACAATACTAACTCCCCGACTCCTCCCGCAGCTACGAAGCCGAAAGGATAATCATGTCTGTACCTGACTGGGGATCTGATACCCCCATCTCACTACCAACCGCACCGACAGCAGCACTACCGATGCTGGTCGATCTTGGCGGCTCTGGTTTCGGCTTCACAGCCGGAGGCATCTGCCACAACATCACCGCCGACCAACTAGAAGAGTTGTCGATGCCTACTTTCGCACCTCTGATGGATGTGACGCCAAGCTAATGAGTAATGTCAACGGTCTCTTCATAGCTCCGGGCTACGGCAATGCAGCCTTCTATGTGATCCACGTTGCCTATGGCGTGGCGGCTAGTGTCAAGGAGGCTGAGTCGGCTAATGACCGTACTGCGTACTTCCACAACGTCTTCGCAGACAACTTCGTTATCTCAATGCAGTTCAACTCGTGGGAGAACTACAACGCTGCCGCTGATTGGTTCAGCTTCTACATGCTCGCTGCCGCCAACGCAGACACTCCCATCTCTCCCATGACGGTCGTCGTGCCATCTCGTAACTTCATGGGCGTCGGTATCCCCGAGACCGGCGTGTCCTTCGGAGACCACGTACCAGCCATCACCTACCCCATGACGGTCAGTTTCGTATCGGCGCTGGACTCGCAAGCCCCAACCGAAATCTCATGGGCGCCTCCACAGAACCCAGGTCCAGCCAACTCTAGCTTCTATCCTCTCGATAATGGAGCATCTCCCTACTATGACTCGGTACTCTTCGATGCTCCGACTCCCCCTGTGACTGCCACACCTAACAATGGCGCCAAGGCAAACATCGTTAAGACCACGAAGAAGCCGAAGTAATGAGCACGCTTCTCTACAATCCAGGCATCCGCATCTCTATTGACTGTCGGTCAACTGGCACGATCATCGACGTGACGGAGGACATCGAGAGCGGCTCGCTGACCCTCAACGAAAATAACCTCCACTCGTTGAACTTCTCGCTGAGCAGTCGGGGCGGCAAGTACGTCGGAGTCTTCACTCCTAATGATCGAGTAGTCGTACAAATGAAGCGAGTCAAATGGATGCAGGTCTTCACTGGCTATCTCGATATGGTACCCTACTTCTCGACTTGGAACCGATCAGTGAACTTCTCAGCCTCGTGTACGATCAAGCGTCTTCTCTATCACCTATGGGACCCTGGTCTTGGACAGTCTATACAGTTGCTGACGATAGCTCTGAAACAGCAGACTAGCACTCCTGATGCAGGTATGACGCAGGTCATACTGGCACTCCTCACGAAAGTAGTCGGCTGGGAACAGTCACAAATCCACATCGGTATCATCCCACCACGCTTCTTGTCGATCATCGATGGAATCTGGTCAGATCTCGAATCCTCTATCGCTACCAGCATCAACAACCTAGGGGGCCTCATCATAGGTGGTCAGTTCGGCACGAGTTTGGGATCGGAAACTGCTCCTGACTTGAATGGGCACTCTGCTCCTGCTGGCACGGAACTTCCTGCTACATCGGGTACGGCACAAACCTACAACGCCAATAGCCAGTGGGATGCCTCGCTACACTGGGGCTACATGGCCCCCGGTGTGTTGCCCACCGATCAGAACGCCGCCAAGGACTATCTCAAGGGAGCGGATGGCAACGGTCAGCGTATCCTCGTGGGTAACGCCCTCACGGGCCAGTGTATCTGCGTGTCGACCAACGGCGGCTTTATGGATAAAAGCCAGCCGCAGGGTGCCATCAATCTGTCCGCAGCCGCCATGAAGGCTCTCGGTATCTCAGGCGACTCGGGACAGGTTGCTATCGCATGGGCACCCGTCAAACCAACTACCCCTCTCGGTAACGTCAAGGTGCCTCCTGTCCCGAGTGCTCCGGTGACCGGGGCTTCGCAGTCGGGCCTCTGGACCTCCGGTGATGGTGGCTTGCTACAGGGCAACTGGGCACCTCAGCCGACGAAAGATTACGTCGGACAAACCTTGGTGGGCTACCGAAGCCTAATGAATGATACTGCCATCCTCTCGACCGTAGCCTTGGCGTGCCACACGGCGCTCCGTAGTTTTTGTGCTGCCCCGAATGGTGACTTCATTTCTTGGTTTCCTGACTACTTTGGAGTGTATGGAACGGCAGCAGTATGGAACCTTGAGACCATCGAGTTGCAAGACTTCGTGATTAGCTGGACAGATCAGACCCTAGTCACCCATCAGTTCTCGGTAGGCTCGACACCCTATGGACAGAACGCTGGGTTAGACCCCTCACAAGAAGGTGGCACCGTCACTGGCATCAATATGTATGATAGCTATGGTGTCGCTACCATCCAGGTCCCCAATCTCTTCCAAGCTCTCTTCAATACGAGCAATGCTGACCAAGGTCTCTTCGGTGTGGATGCGTATCAGAACATCATGCAGCAGTTTGGTGCTCGTGTGAACTACCAACAGATACCGTTTGTAGCGCAAGGTGAGATCGAGTTTTGGTATGCCCTGCGTCAATGGATGCTCAGTTGGTCACAGCAGTTTTCGGCTCAGATACCGACGACATTCCTACCCGAACTCTTCCCTGGTATGTTGCTGCGCATTCAGGAGTTTGGCTTCCAAGCTTATATCAGTTCTGTCACTCACACATGGGATCTACACAACGGCGCAGGATTCTCGACTCAGGTCGGCATCATAGCGCCATCGTCATTCGGAACGGGTCCGGGGGAAACGGGTCCTGGTCTCATGGGCCTCGCCAGAACAGGGGCACCAGCCTAATGACAGGTAGAGATCCCTCCTCAGGATCACTGGGCTTCCATCAGTTGCTCTTCACCATCGAAGAGATCACGGGTGGCGTTGCCTACGGCACTGACCAGTTCCAAGTCAGTCGCTCGATCCCCATCGGCGTGCAGCGGGCCAAGGGTGTCGCCCCGGCAGCCGGTGAACAGTGGCTCATCACAAAGGATCTCGGTCCTTGGATCTTCGCTGCCATAATGAACAACACCACGACAGTGATTGTCGAAGAGGTAGAAGCGGGTACGGGCATCGCTGTAAACAACACCGATCCAACTCATCCGGTCGTCAGCAATACGGGTGTGCTCTCGGTAGTAGCAGGAAGTGGTATCAGTGTTGATAGCACCGATCCCTCTGTGCCAGTCATAACCAATACTGGTGTCACCACAGTCACTGCTGGGACGGGAATCTCCATTGATCTGACCAATCCACATGATCCGATCATCACCAATACTGGTGTCTTGTCGGTTGTAGCTGGTACCAATGTGACGGTTGATAACACCAATCCTCTCCACCCGATTGTTAGCTCTTCCGGTGGAAGCGGTGGATATGTATCGCTGACTGGCCCAGGTTCGGCCTCGACTCCCGGTGACCTGACCCAACTCGGCGGGTTCAAGGTGACCGACTCCGCTCCATCAAGTTTCGGCTTTCAGGTTCAGGTCACAGATAATCCTGGGATCGCTGTGGGACTACAGGCCATTGGACCTGCCGGAGCATCCACGGAAAGTTCCGACCTGACCCTACAGTCCACCGGCACTGGCTCATTGTCGTCTGCCGAACTCAACTCGACCGGCAACGTCGGAATCAATGCCGGAACATCCACGGGTCTTATCAGCCTGACCGCAGCCAACATCAAACTCATCGGTGCCGGAATCGGTTTCTACGGCCATGCAGCCGCCAGCCAACCCAACGTTACCGGCTCCCGTTCTAGCGGTGTTGCCCTCACCAACCTCCTCACTGCGCTTGCCGGACTTGGGCTTATCACGAACTCCACCACCACATAACCCTCTTGAACTAGCTATGAAACCATCTAAGGTATGACATGATTACACTCGAAGTCGAGAACGGCGACCTGGTATTGGCCAACGGATCTTTCGCTACGGTCACTGGTCCACCAAAGGTCTCTCAGGACATTGAGATCGCTACCCTCACCCCCTACGGCTCTGATCGATTCCATCCCCGTTATGGCAGCGTCTTCGGCAGCTACATCGGTACAGCCTCGAACCCGTCAACCGCTACGTTCATCAAGACTGAGATGCTCCGCATAATCAAGAACTACATGGCAGTCCAACTCAGCAAGGTGAAGGCAGCAGCGCAGCAGGGAAAGGCCTCCCCGTTCTCCCAGGGTGAACTGGTCCAATCAGCGGGAGACATCAACGTCCAGCAGCAACTCGATAGGTTCCAAGTAACAGCCTCAGTCAACACGGCATCAGGCCAGCAGGTCAATGTCTCTACCACTACTACAGCATAAGGATCATCATGGGATACAAGATATATCTCGTCTCCGCTCCGGGGTACTGGTATGTGGGACAGACCCGTCGTACTCTTGCACAACGCTTCAGAGACCACAAGCGCCCCGATAATGGTTGTGGCCGCTTGCGGGACAAGATGCAAGAGCTAGGATCAGATGCCTTCACAATAGAGTTGCTCCAAGAAGTAACAAGAGATGCACACGAGGCAGAACTACGGTGGTATCGCTATCTCATAGAGAACGGTAGGGGACAGACCCTCAATGGCTGCACGCCTGGTGCTTACCCCGATCCTACGCCCGAACGCAATGCCAAGATCAGCGCATCCCACACAGGAATGCGACACACAGAAGCATCTAGAGCCAAGATGAGCGCACAGCGCAAGGGACGCAAGATGTCTTCTGAGTCCAGTACCAAGAAGAGAGTTGCGATGCAGGGAAAGCAGAACGCATTGGGATATCTCCACACTCCCGAGGCTATAGCGAAGATCGCCGCAGCATCTCGGGGCAGAACACATACTCCCGCAACTCGGGCCAAGATGAGCGAGTCTGCTAAGAACCGAAGGAAGAACTAAGATGGCATCTCAGGCCGATATTGTTGCACAGATGCTCAGTGGTCTTGCCGTCTCACTGCCCGCCCTTGATGCCTCTATTGGTTCTCCGGTTCGCTCGATCCTCGATGTCGTGGCGGAGTCAGTGGCCGAGGCTTACGCCGACCAGTACATCCTCTCATACCAGTACGACATCTACTCCAAGAGCGGAGCCGACCTCGACAACTATGTTGCTCAGTTTGGCTTCACTCGACTTCCAGGCGTCCGGGCTACTGGCTCCGTCACCTTCGCCCGTACCAGTCCGGCTATATCCGACATCTACATCCCGGCAGCCACACAGCTAGCCGACAACAACACACCCCCGGATCTCTTCAATACTCTGACCCCCGTCATCCTGGCTCAGGGCACCACCTCATGCTCGGTACCCGTACAGGCCAACGTCGCTGGTGCTGCTGGCAATGTCGCCGCCTCGACCATCGTCAACGTCACTACCAACGCATCCGGCTTTTCAAGTGTCACGAACCCTTCTGGCTTCACTGGCGGTAGCGACCCCGAGAGTGACGACCAGCTTCGTGGCCGATTCCTCGCCACCGTCTTCCGCAATATGGCTGGCACCGAGCCAATGTTTCTCGGAGTGGCACTCGAAGACCCGGACGTGACCAAGGCCAATGTCATCGGCGCACAGAAGACCTACAATGAGATCATCCAGATTGTCTCGGGTTCCGCACTCTCATCTGTGCAGGACTTCTCTTACCTATACCCAGGTACTAGCGTCTTGGGTGTCGACATTTTCAACGGCAATATCGTGACTCCTACGGGAGACTACACGCTCACCTCTGAGCAAGTTGACCCATCCTCTTTCAGCCTAACCGTCACACAAGGCGATTCAGGTACCTACACGAACTTCGGAACAGCCCACTATGCCCTCGTAGCCCGCACTGCCGCAGGGGCTTCACTCCTATGTAGTGAAGTCACGGCTGGCACTGACAGTAGCAGCATCAACTCATTCAGCCTGGCATGGACCAACAGTTACAGCGGTTCCATCGTTAGTTGGGATATCTACTTCGCAGAGAACAGCACTTCCGTAAAGTATCTCACTACGGTGTCGGGCACAGCAACCTCCTACCTCGATACGGGAAGTATTCCAGTAGCGGACGGTACGCCTCCGACCGTGAACAACGCATGGACACCACCATCTATCACCGTAGTCAATGGAACTGTAGTGCCAGACGGCATCTACGAGCTTCAGTATGACTACCTTCCGAACTGCTCCCGTAATGACCCCCTCAACGGCATCACCAACCGAGTCGACATCTACGTCAACAACACCCGAGCCATCGAAGTGGTTCAGGATGCACAATGGACCGATGCAAACATCTTCAACCACAACGCTGAAGACTTCTATGATGTCATCAACTGGTCCCGTTTCGACGGGGCCTCTCCGAAGGATGGCAACTTCTTCATCCCGCTAGCTTTCGTCCCCGTACTCGACTTCGGAGAAGTGTTCAACGGCGGAACCGGAACTCTTCATGTCGGTACTCACACCTACCACGAAGGAACTGACTACTGGGGAGTCAACAACACCAGTGCGTTCGGTCTCAGCCCTCTGTCGCTGGCGGGCATCGAGTGGAAGTCGGCTGCCAACGGAGAATCCCCCATCCCGTCCGATGGCGATGCCATGACCCTCAACTACGACTTCAACCAGATTCCGCAGTCAGTGCAGACCGCTATCGCCGCATGGTCACTTGTCACCACTGACGTTCAGGTCCATCAGGCCAAGGTGCTCGATCTCAATATCTACCTCGGTCTCATCATGTCGACCACGACCTACTCTCAGGCTACCGTGCTCTCTCAGGTAGAGGCGGCACTCTCGAACTACTTCAACTCCGTCACCTTCGACGGGGTAGCGCAGATCTCCGAGATTATCGCCATCGTCCAGAACCTACCCGGTGTCGTGGCTGTGCGCCTGCTTACGTCAGCCGACAACACCGCTGTGACCTACCCGGTAAATGCAGAGTATGACGCAAGCAACTATGCCATTCAGTCAGTCAATGTCGGCAACCACGTGCTCAATACATTCGCTACCTACGACGGGTCCGTGTTCCGAGCCAGTGATGTCGCCCTCAACGATGACACCCTGGCAGTCCTGAACCATGTCTACCTCAAGTTCTACGCTCAAAACACGTTCGGCTCGGTGTAGCCAGTGACGACTGTCCACTCGACACCGGGAGGGTCTTTCAACTTGCCGCCACTTCTATCGCCTGCTGCTGCGATAGACCCGGCCTCGTTGCTGACCCTTCAGGCTCCTCCGACTGCCCCGATCAATGACAGTCTGACGGTCCTCACTAGCCCGCTTAACATCCCACCGGGCATCATGTCCCGACTGCGCAACTTCCCTGAAGAGGTCTACACCCTTCTCCCGACCGACAACCTGACCAAGCTCCTCAAGGTGCTCCTCGGTGACGCCGGAACCGGTCAGCTTCGTAAGTTCTCCAATCAAGCTCGACTTGGTGCCTATCTTCAGGGTGCCAACTTCTATGACCTCGACAACTTCTATGGTGCCATCTTCAACATCACCCGCACCGCTAGCGAGAAGCTTCCTCTCAATCCGTACACCGACCTCGGGACCGCCGACACGTGGGCGAAAGTCAGAGCCTTCGATGCTAGCTTCCGATCTCGCATCGATCAACTTGGCAAGGCCATCTCCTTCGGTCCCTCTGCGATCGGCATGGAGCTTGTGGCGGAAGCTATCCTTCAGGTCCCGTGCTCTATCTACGAATCCTGGCGTCTGGCAACGGGGTTCGATAACCGTCGAGTCTTCACAGTGGTGCCCCACCTTCCCATCACCCCGGAAGAGGACTTTGCACTCCGCAAGGTGCTCAACATTCTCAAGCCAGTTGACTCAGTGCTGCTCATTAACGACGCTGGACTCTCGACAGCCAATCCTGTGACTCTTAGAGGGGTCTACGCCGATAGCACCTATTGGGAACTGATCCAAGGGGTCATCCCAAGTCCGGCCTACAGCGATTTCTACCCGCTCGACAGCGAGATCCTTCCGGGCGGCTTCCGTGAGGTACTGCGTCCAAGCTTCACCGAGTACCAGGGTGAGCAGATCACCTACGGCGCCGACATCATCGGCGTGAGCGCCTACGATCGAGACTCCGCAGGCAACATCACAGCTAACCAAGTCATCGACGCCTATACCTTCCAAGACGGCTCTACCCTCTACTACCCACCGTCCCTGGGCATCGCTCCTCGATTCTTCTCGCTGTCAGGACGCTATGTTTCAGATGCCATCCTTCAGTGTGCACCATACTCGAACGACCCGAGTAATACCACAAATGGGGTAGACAATCCACTCATGGATCTCTATGTCGATGGACTTCCGATCGACAGCCTCATCACTGCTCTCAATGTGCCAGGTAATGTCAATGCTCTCGGCATCAACGCACCAGGTCAGCGTTTCTGGTCAACGCCACCTCGACTCAACACTGACGATACCATCGAGGTACTAGATATCCATCTCGTAGCCTCACGTCTCGTCAACAACTTGACCTTTGCTGTCGCTCATTATCCGCAGTCGGTCGAAGTCCAGACTTTCAATCCGAGCACGGGATCGTGGAACACAATCTGGACTCAGAAGATCTATGATTCCGTTCCATCTGTCTTGGCGCTGGCCGATGCCGTAAAGCATCAGCATCCACAGCATCCTACTGAAAACTGGGATACGTTCACTCTCAACATCCCGCCTACCGTGATGAGTGAGATCCGTATCATCCTTCAGCGCATCCCGAATGGCAGACCCCCCGTCACGGCTCAGATCTCAACATCTCCTGCGATAAACGGAGGACCCACTGTCGTCTCGAAGCCCGTACCATACTCTCTCGGAATCCAGAACTTCGCACTTGGCTACAACATCTCTCAGGAGAGTGACCTCCCGGCAGCGGCCATCACTACGACCGATGCTCTCGGTTCACAGGTACAGTTCATCCCCCGTTTCGAGGTTGCTGATAACGCCATCAATGGCGGCACCATTCCGTGGCGCTCTGCTCCGCAGCCGACTGCTGACTCGGTTGTCAACTTCTACGTCGACACCCGAGACCAGACTGGCGCTGCTCAACTCATCAATCAGATCTTCCTCGACCCCCTCTACCTCGGGCCGCATTGCACGGTCTACTTCTCCAACGAGAACACGGCTAACCTTGGCTTCCCCGCCGAGGCTACCAATATCCTCCCACCGGACATCATGCTCTCACCGAACGAAAGCATCTACCCTTCCGGTATTGCTAGGCCTTACGTCACGGGTCTTGTCTTTGACTCAGTGAACCCGTCCGCCGTCGCTATCGAGAACCTGGCGGTACAGTTCAACCCGACAGATAGTTGGTGGATGTCAGTCGAGTTGCGCCCGAACTTCGCCTCCATCGCCGCCGACTCAGAGACCATCGCAGACCTCGGTAATGGCATGGCTCTCTCTCTCGAAACTTCCAGTGGCATTGGCGCCCTCAAGCTCACCTACAATGACTACGCAGACCATCTTGTCGTCGGCAACATCTCGTATTCTGCGGGACAGACGATTGTCGCCACCGTCGCTTACTTCGCTGAGTCGACATCAGAGTTCGCTGCTGGTCTGTACCTGTTCTACAACGGCAACAATCCGACCATTATCGAGCAGGCCAACCTTCGTGAAGGACGTATCGTAGAGCCGGATGTCTTCCCCATCTTCTCTTCCCTCTTCTCTACAGGCGGATGGTCAGCTAAGGTACCTGGACCGACACTAGCGAACTACCCACTTCCGACGCAGATTTGGTTCGGTGACACACAGACCGACCTATCTAAGCCCCCTGCAAACATGACGATCACCGGTATCGTCCTCAAGCAGACGGCGCTGAGCTACTACGACTTCAGTCGATTCTCGACTAACACAAACGCCTACACTACAGTCGGCGGTGTCGAGACCGCCAATGCCATCCTCTACTTCAACATTCTGAATGTCACCCATGCCAACCCATATGGGTTCTGCGGTGGCCCTGGTGACTTCTACGAACTACTCACGTGGACCCCGATCATGCGAGACTACGTTTTGACGAAGGGCTTCATGGAGTTCCTTCCGGTCTCGGCCAAGTTCTTCAAGCTTGAGTTCACCAACCTGGTCGCTCAGACCCTCCCGACTCTATTCCCCATCACCAAGAAGGCGAAGCAGCACTTCGGTCTCGGAGATGGCGTCGTCCAACAGACGCCGATTCCTTCTCTAGGCAACCCCGGCTCCTCTGTCCCAGGAACCCCCGCAGCCATCTCTCTGGCGAGCGAGATCTACTTCGAGGACTCGAACATCGTCGGTAACCCAATGAAGGACCAATCTCCGACGATCATTCAACCGACCACCGTGCAAACTGCCCAGGACATCGAGACACAGAAGCTCCTTGCCAACTCTGCATGGTTCTGGCAATACCAACCGTTTGCCGTTGGCTCGACTGCACCTCGCTTCGTCACCACGGGAGTGCACACCTACAACGAGACGACCGTTGTCCAGACGGGACAGGTGAGTTACTTCGTGGGACTCAACAAGATCGCCATCTATCGTCTCGATCCGAACGCCCAGGATGACACTCGTATCTACGATGAGCCATTTCTCGATGGCGCCTACATAGACATCACCAATATCCCGCAGGAGCCGGGAGACGTGAACACGTTTGGCGTTTCCACTGGCGACCTACCTGAATACGATCAATCGGTGGCATATCGTTCATCGACTCCGGTCTATGGAGTGCAGTTCGCCACTGTACAGAGTGACCCCATCCAAATCGCATGGGATGACGATTTCACCGACCCTGCCATCCATCCTCCATACCGCTGGACGGGAAGCACAGGTGACCCATTCCACCACCAGCCCGCTGTCCTTGGTGATGCCTCGTTGCTCTTGCAACCGAGCCAGACTGTGCTCGTATCTCGTGACTCTGTGACAGCACCGCTACCCGGTCCGCACTTTGATGGCATCGTAGATCCAATCGTCTATCCGGTAATGGATGAGAACTTCACCGCATCCGAGGTGCTTGGACTCACACCGGACGTTGCCACCTATAACTCGCAGCCAGGTAACGAATCGCCAGGCTTCCTCGGTGCTGGCATCGAGTTTGGCGGCATAGCGAATGCTCAAGCCACCACACCATTGGGCGGAGTCGTCTACGCCGCAGCCCGCTTGTCAACCAATGACACTCTCTCCTCTCCACTCTTCCTTGAGATCATTGATGTCAATAGCAACGCCGTCGTTGCCCAGCTTGAAGTCAACTGCGCACCACATCAGACCGTCGAGGTCTATGTCAGCTACGTCCTGGGTTCACAGGTCACGGCCGGTGGCCCAGTCATTGCCCGCATCGTTCAGTACGGAGGAGCCAGGAACACATGGATCGTAGATCGTTTGTCGACCTTTATCGATGCTTGGGAATGGGAGTTTAGCGTTGACGGAGGCACTACCTGGGTAACGGCTGTTAGTGTACGCAATAACGCCTACGGCATGATTACTTTTCCCGAGCCGGGAACCGAGCTAGTATGGCGGGTAACGGGATGGGCACCAGGACTTCATCTGCATTGGATGAGAGTGCGCCCGGTCTACAACGGTGTCCTCAAGGATGAACCGTTCGGTATCGTGCAGGGTCCCAACCAAGGCGTCTTCGATCAGTCTCCTCCCATCAATCAAGATCCATTCTTCAGTGGTTGGAACAAGCCGATTCCATTCTGGTGGTTCACGGCATCATCTGATTACCAGCTTCTACCAGCACCAGCTAATCCTTAGTCTCCTGTCTGACCCTTCGGCATTCCAACTAAGAGATAGACCGCCGAACTAGGAGAGAAATATGACTTCCCGATTTACCCTCATTCCCGAAGTAGTAGTCGAAGGTCATCGGCTTGGTCGAAACATTCATCGTGGTCCGAAGTTCTTCGCTCACATTGCTGAGAAGACTGGTACTCCCATTGTCGACACGACGTGGGTCCGTGAGTGTCCTCCCTTCGATCAGGGCAACCTAGGCTCCTGTACTGGCAATGCTGCCGCTGGCTGTCTAATGACTACTCCTCTCTTTGTGAATGGTCGAGCCTTCACCGAAGACACCGCTGTCTCGATCTACAGTGAATCGACTCATTTCTCAAATGCAGTTGGCGACTACTATCCACCGAACGATACCGGTTCATCTGGTCCCGCTAGTGCGCAGGCTTGTGAAGCCCTGGGTCTCGTATCGAGTTACACGCACGCCACCGACCTACAGAGTGCCCTCGAAGGTCTCATGACCGCACCAGGTAGCTTCGGTGTGTCGTGGATGGATTCATTCGATCAGCCTCTCCCGACCGGCGAGGCCCCTCTGTCGCATACAGCCACCGTCCGAGGTGGCCACGAGATCCAAGCCTTCCAAGTCGACACCGAGGGTCAGCGTGTGTGGTTCATCAACTCCTGGGGTCCGGCATGGGGTGGTCTCGGCAACGGGACCTTCTGGCTCAGCTACACCACTCTCACCGCTCTCTTCAACCAGCAGGCTGATGCCACGTTCTTCGTCGGCACGCAGCAAGTCAACCCCACCACCCCCGCAGCATAAGGTGAGCATCTGATCTGATTGATGTCGTTTTACGGCCTAGTGTATCTTCAAGAGGAGCATGAGGACGTAGAAGACGGCAGATCAGATTTACTTCGTGTGTCTCAACCTTCTAAGGAGGATGAGACGTGCAATCAGCGCACAGATATTGGCGAGTGACTTGGACTGAGGATTCCGAGGACAAGGAGTACCGATTCTCGCTGTTCGCCCCGGCCATGCAGTTCGTCACCATCATGCAAGATCGAGACTTAGAGGTGTCGATCGAGAGAGAGGGTGATTGCTAAACCGCACGAGATGGTGTAGTCTGGTAAGTTTGGCCCACATGTGGTATTATGGTGTCCTCTTATGGGACTGTTCATCGAGGACAACACTCTCTATCCGTTTCAGGCCGAACACATAGCTCTTGCGTACCCCAAACCAGTCACCTTATTGTGCTGGGACACGGGGACGGGTAAGAGCATCGGCGCCATGGCGATGGCGTGTCTCGCCCTCGAAGAAGGTGGCTACGAGCGAGTAGTCCTGGTGTGCGAAGCCAACAAGCTCGTACATGAGGAGTGGCCCGCCACTATCGAGAAGTTCACTCGGATCGACTGGAAGCTCTACCACGGTACCGTCAAGAAGCGAGAGAAGATCCGGGCCGATCTACCCACTCTTCTCCTCACGTCCTTCGACATCATCAAGCGTGATGCCGCCATCTTCCCGGCGAAGAAGAACAGTCGCTCGATTCCGACACCAGGTCCGCTGCTCGATGTCTTAGCCGGGCAGAAGACACTCATTATCATCGATGAGACGACACGGATCGCCAACCGAACGAGCGGCAACCACAAGGCCATGAAGCTCTTCGTGGAGACGATGACGGCTGAAGCAGAGTGCAAAGTGCTCGCCATGACGGCCACGCCCATGGAGCGGGACCCGTCGAGCCTCTACGATCTTGGTCGCATCCTGACTCCTAGTACCATGCCGACCGTCTCTGATTTCGAACATGACTACGTGGCGCAGTGGGACATCTTCCGAAAGCCGATGCGCTACAAGAACCTCAACCCCGGCAACTGCGCTAAGGGGGTCGAACCCTTCAGTGATCGATTCAATGCCATTCTCCTACGCAAGCGCAAGACCGACCCCGATGTGGTCAACTTCTTCCCGAAGCGTCGAGAGATGCCCCCTACCTTCGTCCGGCTAGGGAAGGCGCACCAGCAGTTCTACGATACCGTCCGGGCCATCGGTGAGTCAGTGCCGGAGTTTGAGCAGCGCAAGTACGTTACCGTCCTTCGACAGATCGCAGCCAACCCCATGAGTCTCACTCTCGCTCAGGGAGAGATCGCTCGTGCAATCGTGGATTACGTCTCCCCGGAAGGCCTCGCAGCCATGGGATCAGCCAAGACAGACCGGATGGTCGAGTGGCTCCGTACCGTGGTAGATGAGCAAGGAGAGCAGGCGGTGGTGTTCACGTACTTCGCCAGTACCGTCCTACCTCTCCTCACAGCTTCCACAGGAGGGTATGGGTGGTCTTATTCGGTCAACAAGGGGGATATGAGCCTAACGGCTCGCAACGCCTCTATCAGAGCTTTCAGAGCGGGTGAGACTCAGATCTTCTTCACGAGCGATGCTGGGGCCAAGGGCATCAACCTTCCCGAGGCCACCTACCTCCTCCATTACGAACGCCCACCCCTTCACAGCCTCCTCATCCAGAGGGCTGACCGTATCCACCGTATCGACTCGAAGGCTGAGTCCGTGTGGATGGACAGCCTCGTAGCTCGTGATACCATCGAAGAAGGGTTGTACAATCTCAACCTCCGTCGCAACGACTGGTCTGATAAGCTCCTAGGAGATGATGAGGCGTCAGAGATGGATTTCGTATCAGCAGCAGACCGCAGGAACCTCCTGCGTATAGGAAAGGCAAACTAATGGCAGAACTAAGCATGACTGACAAGCTCAAGGGCTTCGTGTCTGAAGCTCTCGACCGCTACAGCCAAGGCGACAAGGTTGACTGGGATATCGGCTCAGGGATGCAAGATAACCAACTGTTCCACTTCCTCACGTTGGCGGTCCCAAGTCCCGTGCTTGGAGAGACAATCATGGCGGGAGGGGTGATCGGTGGTGCTAACAACATCGACCAGGACAAGATAGACCAGATGGTCTCTACGGCTCTAGAGCAAATACGGGCTGCTCGTTCAGAGAAGCTCAATGGGGGCTTGATCTTGCCATGATCCGTAATCTGACTGAAGAGATCGAGGAGATCGTCAAGAGCACCCTGGCGTCTCACGTGACCGTAGCTGACGAGATGACCTTCTCAGTGGCTCCCTTCACCGAGACGGCTCTAATCTTCGGTGAGAACGGACCTATCGTAGAGCAAGCTCAGTGCATCGGTATCTGGCTGATGCTCGACACTGATAACGAACGACTGTCTACTCGATGGTCATGTGCGATCGAGGACTGGACAGAAGAGGTCATTCGAACAGAACTCGTTACGGTGTGGGATGCTCTAGTGGTTCGCAAGATGGAAGAGGATCTGAAGCGAAGCTAGGCCTTCGAGATGTCTATGCCAACGATCTGAGCTTTCACCCAGTAGTCACCAGAGTTCTGGCAGATACACTCTCGACTCTCAGGAACATTCCAAGTCGACATTGCACTACACTGACCTACGGTGTGGTAGTCTCGACAGTGGCCACACTGAAAGCAAATGTCGGTCACGTCTTTCGACTCGACACTAATATCGTTCTTCTGCCACCACTCCTTGCGAGGAGGTCTAGGCATCTGAGGAATGTTTCCGGGCACTCATCCATGATACCAGGTTTGCGTCCAGAACGAAAGTCTTCCGGGCCTGTATAGTGTAACATCGGTAACTGTTAGTAAAGACAGAACGCCTACGGCGTTACATCAAGGATCTTCTGAAGTAGTTAGTAGCTTCAGTAGGAAAACCCCACTGTTAGTAACGTAAGTAAGACGGTACACCCCACGGAACCCTTGTGTCAAGTCGAATGTGGTGGTATCCTAGATTGCTCACCGAGGAGGAACCGTGGAAGACCAAGACTGTGACATCTGTCAGTTCGCCAAGGAGTTCCATCACTGGCCGACACTTGACAACGATGGGACCATCGCCAACCCCGGTGACCAGATGCTCCCCGGACACGAGGGTCGCAAGAACATCATCTCGCACTGCGGCAGCAGTTGGCGGGCTGGCGTCGAGGGCTGCCACACGACGTGGAAGAGTATCGCTCAAGCTCACTGTGTGGTCGAGGGGTGCCATCAGCAGTTCGCTACCAATGGCACTTCTGATTACCACTGGGTCAACAAGGGATCGAAGGGAGCGCAGAAGACGCATGTGCATCCGAGCGAATCGCCCCACCTCATTTATGTCGTTGAGCAGTTCGGTCCCGTGTGGCATCGAAGGCTCGATCCAGAAGATGGCGAATAGTGTGTCAAGTTGCAAAACAGTTCCCTGGTCATGGACTTGCGCTCTGGCTCCCGCAGGCGTAAGGTGGGGCTGACCTCAAAACCTCGTTTGCTACAATGGAGCCATGAGACACTACAACGAATGTTC